TTGGCTACATCTATACCATCACCATAGGTAGCATATATTGCTCCTAATTTTCCAGCTTTTTCAGTCAATTTACATCACCTCTAATCATAATCAATTTATCATTTATTTTAGGAAGCAGTATAAGTATATGCACCAGTACCCTGAAAATTAACCGTTGCAGTTACTAAACCTTCAACAACACTTGAAACACTAATACTCGCTACAAGAGCCGTTCCTGCATAATTTGGAGCTGTACCACCTGCCCCGATAAATAAAGTTAGCGTTGCACTGTCACCTATCTCTACAGTATTAGTTGCATCCCAATTAAGTTCACAACTTGCTGTCCAGCCATCTAAACCACCTGTAAATTAAGTTCACAACTTGCTGTCCAGCCATCTAAACCACCTGTAAAAGTTTTGTGCCCACTATCAGAATAATCAGTAGTTTCTAACATATCAGCTGCACCATCTAAATTCCAACTTTTAACACCTGCTGTCAATCCTGTAAAAGTAACACTTCCGTTTTTGCCAGCTTGTTCCGCCATTATTAATCACCTCTTTCTTTTTTATTTTTGTATCTCTAATCGATACTGTACGAAATAGTTCCAAATCCCATTATCTCTCGTTAAATTATCTAATTCTCTTTTCATATATATACTATCCCAGCCCACTACGGTTAATGAACACCAGTCATATAGAGCCGTCAGCTTCGTATATATATCATTAATCGTAGTCGAGCTGTTATGATCATCAAATATATTAAATTGTATTATCACGTTTTCCATATCTTCTGTATATGTGTAATCAGCTACCCCGCTAATTTTGTGATAGACTATGTAAGGATATTCTGTCCCCTGCGGTGCTTCGGTTAAATACATTCCCGATACTACCGCTTTGAGGGCTGGGTTGCCGTTATATTTATTCCATAGTCCGATAAATAATACTTGCATATAGTCTCCTTAAACAATCTTCTTAAACATTTTTAATATCTTCTTTTCGTTCTTATGTAAAGCAGGTCGCAGGAAAGGCTGTGACGGTTGTAAAAAGGTTCTACCAAGACTATCAGTTTTATTTAAAAAACCTAATTCTACTCTACGAGCATATTCAACATTACTGCCAACCCTGCCAGTCGTGCCTTCTATCTCATGAGTAATGGAGCTTCTGAGTCGTCCTGTAATTACCGGACAAAATATTTTAGCGTCACGTTCCACCATTAAACAAGCTTTCAATATTATCTTTTTATTTTCCTTATTTATTTTTTGAACAACTTTAACTCCGTACCATAATACATTTTTCATTTTATACTTCCTCTTTCAACGTTATTCTCAGTCGCCTATTCTGGCTATGCCCCATATTATTAATATAGATAATTTTATATTCTGTCGTGCCTTTAACAAATATATCTTTTTCGGTTATTGTTTCGCCGATAGGATAATCGATATAAAAGTAATGCGAGGCTATAACCGTCATTTTGTCAGCAGATAATCTTTCATCACCCCTGATAACTGATAGCACGCCTGTGATGTTTCGCAAGCCAGCCCATGTTATTGTAAACCCACCAAGCCCATCACTTGTTTCAGTTTTACGCCTCAATTCAAGAGTTGTTTTTTTGCCTATCATACAATCTCCCTCTTTACATACTTATTCAAAATATTCTCTGCTTCTTTCGGTATATCTCCAACATCTAAAGTTACACTTATATCCCCTACTTTATAATTCTTTACCCCGAATATTTCCTCTTGTCGTTTCTGATATATATATTTAACTATAATTTTTATTGCTAACTGTAGGTCATCTGGCATATTATCGGAACTATACCCCGCATAATATGTCATTCTAACGTTGCCGTGACCCTCGCTAAAACCGCTACCATAATATATATGGTCGCTAAATACTTCATAACTATCCTCATCAATTTCACTACTACCAACCCAAAGCTCTCTAAAATGAGATAATATAACATCGTCATCATCAACATCTTCAACGATACTATCGGTAAAGGTTAAAGTTAAAGCAGCCACCCCGCCTGTATCGATGGTAAGCAGACCGCTGTTACTATCGCTATTTTGCACTAATACTTTATCGCCTGCCACAAAGCCATCATCAACAAAGCTACCACCATCAGCCCTCGTTACTGTTTTTGCCGAACTATCCCAGACTAAATCGTCAAGATTAATCGCTAATACCGGATATTGTTCAAAATATATTATTGGCTGTCCATTGCCATCGTGCCGTTCCTTCACATATAGAGTCGCCTCGAATTTTCTGTTACAATAATTCTCTACCCAATCTTCTACCGAACCGTGAATAACTGATATAATCTCTGAAGGATCACTCGCTGCTATATCCGATGTGATAGTCTGTGCTGCTGCGTGGTCAGCATTAAAGCCAAGTGTCAATCCCATATCACTATCTGAATGAATATATTCTAATGTATGACCTGCACTTACTCCGAGAGTAAATTTTTTAGTGGCTGAACTATAAGTTACCGTAGAAGTAATTGTAAATGCTGCATCAATTTTAGCTTGTAAATGGGAAGCAAGGTCATCACCTTCATAAGTACCATCATCAGCTTCAATATCAGTAGAAGAACCACCATCATATTTTAATTTTATAATATCGTTAGCTGCAGTTATTGTAAAATAACCTTCAGTAATATCTAAATAATTAAGTATATTTTCAAGATTTACAATTGACATTATAATACCTCACTAAATTCATATATTTTAGATTCAAGATTTTTTATATTCTTTAATTCTCTTTCCCAAATAATTAACGTTTTATAACCAAATGGCTTAAAAATATCAATTCTATCTTGTGGATTTTCTCCTTTATGCCAATAATCACCATATAATTCTATAATCTTTTTTTGACCATTTGTATTTATAAAATCAGGGCATTTACCATTTATTATAATTTGCCCATCACCAACAAATTTCCATTCATTAGGATAAAGTCGATTAAGAAAATCTTGTAACCAAATCTCTGTTTTATTTGGAGCAACTCCTCTTGACTTCATTTGTTTAGATACATATTCGGAAGTTTGCCATAATTTTTTATGCTTTTCAGAATTTAATTCTTTTGTTTTTTTAGAATGATGTTTACCAAGCCAATATCTGCTATTATTAGCTTTTAATTTAGCTCTTGTTTTATCAGAAAGATGACCTCCTTTTAATTTATCAGATATTTTTTTTCTTGTTTTGTCAGAAGGTGATATTCCTTTATTCCAAGGAATATGATTTAATTTAAAGTGTGTCTTACCAGTATTATTTTGAACTTTTCTCCCTTTATTCCACGGAGTTCCACCCTTAATAAAACACCCTTTATTATCTCTTTCTATTGTCATTCATTCTTCACCTACTTTAAGGGAGCAGGTTGCCCCGCCCCCTATTAATTCTTTTAACTTCTATTCTGGAATACCCTTACATAGTCAATTGACATTACACCAAGTCCAGCTCCACTTGCTTTGTATAATCCAAGATGGGGTTGGCACTTGCTATTAGCTGCCGAAGCTGCATTAGCAAAAGTGGTCGAACTGCATACCCTTGCACCGTCAATATAGAATTTAATATCTGTTTGGGTAGTGCAGTCAATTCTAAATATATGATATACTCCAGCTACCAAAGTTGTAGAAGAGGCTGCAGCAGTATCGGTTGCATTATCATCAGATTCACAAGTTACTACACCGCCAGCAGGTACTTCAAACCCTACTCGATAAGCACTTCCACCGTCAGCCCATGCACCCCACAAACCAAAGGAAGCTACTCCATTTAAGGTTGGTAAAGTTGTTAATGATAATCTGGTTTCAAAGATTGCACCTTGAGCTATGCTAAACATCAATTCATCATTCATGTGTAAAGCTGCGTCCTGTTTTTCACTATCACTCGTTAAAGAAGCTAATACCATCCCATTAACGCCATCACCGGTTTTTGCTACCGTTGAATTAGAACTAACAATCTTTTTAGACCACTTACAACCTGACTCAACCGAACCGCTTGCGGGAATTACTACTTTTTAGACCACTTACAACCTGACTCAACCGAACCGCTTGCGGGAATTACTACATCAGCCCCGATAAAGTCATCATAAAAGACTACTGGGAACATTCCTACTAAAGATTCAAATGTTGACTTTTCGTAAACCATCGGGAATCCACTGTTTTTAAAATTATATTTTGCTAAAGTCTTACCCATAATAATACTCCTTTCACCCCTTTCGAGGCAACCTTTCGGTCAAAAGGTTATTTTTTTATTCTTTTATTTTTAGCTGCACCCCGCAGCATTTTGTCACGGGGTGCTTTGTCAATTTGCTTTATGTTTACTTTCTTTATC